TCGCACAAGCATACCAGGAGTACGCAAAGGGCGCAACCCTGATCTTCGCCGTGAGCGTGGCCCAGTGTGAGGAAATTGCGAAGCGGATTCCGGGCGCTGTGGCTGTCACCGGGCAGACCAAGGACCGGGCGGCCATCATCGAGGCGTTCACCCGCCGGGAAATCCCCTGCATCGTCAACTGTATGGTGTTCACCGAGGGAACCGACATGCCCCTGGTGGAGACGGTGATCATCGCCAGACCTACTACGTCGGAGGCGCTGTACACCCAGATGGTGGGCCGGGGACTGAGACTCCACCCGGAGAAGGAAAAGCTCACCCTCATCGACTGCGTGGGCGTGGCGGGCAAGCTGAGCCTGTGCACGGCCCCCTCGCTGCTGGGGGTTGACCTGGAGAACGTGCCCGCCAACAAGCGGGACAGGCTGGAGGGGGATCTCTTCGAGCTGCCGGAGAAGGCTGCGTTTTTGAGCGACTGCCCCCAGAGCTGGGTGAAAAATGTGAAGGTGGTGGACTTGTGGGCCAAGGCGGGAGGGTACAACCTCCACGACCTGAACCTGTTCCAGTGCCCCGACGGGCGAATGCAGGTGAGCCTGCTGGAAAACACCACCCTCACCATTCCAGCGCCGGATGCGCTAGGGAACGTCCCTCTGAAAAATGGAGGAACGATTCCCATGCAGAAAGCCATTGACATCATCTACGAGCGGCTGTGCAGCGCTTATCCAGAGCAGAGCTACCTGTGGGACTTGCGGCGGGTAAACCGCTGGGGAAAGGCCCCCGCTTCGGACAAGCAGAAAAATATCATTCGCCGAAGGTGCCCGGAGCTGGCTGTGGACGAGCTGTCCAAGATGGATGCAAGTATGATTTTGAATGGCCTGAAGGCCCACAACTGGAGGTGGAGAGGATGACCGAAGCCCAGGAGCAGGCCACGCTCTTCAAGTGGGCGGCGCAGCCCAGCATCCGCTCCAAGTACCCGGAGCTGAGGCTGCTCCATCACATCAAGAACGAGACGAAGGAGGGCGCCCGGCAGGTAGCCGTTGACCGCCAATCTGGCGTAAAGAAGGGTGTGCCTGACCTTTGCCTGCCGGTGGCCCGGGGCGGGTTCCACGGGCTGTACATCGAGATGAAAACGGCCAAGGGCAGACTCTCACCGGAGCAAAAATGGTGGCTGGAGGAGCTGAAGGTCGAGCAGTACCGGGCGGTGATGTGCCGGGGCTGGAGAGAGGCCGCAGCAGTGTTGGAGGAATATTTGGAGGGATAACAACCATGGCAAGAGAAAAAGGTGCAAGCCAAATCGACAAGATGGCACAAAAGTTGATGGACTTTAATCCACTGAACGCTTTTGGGCGAACAGTAGTGGATGGATACTTGGCGTTTTACCACGAAAACGGGCTGTATTCTGTACGCAACATCGACAGGGGGATTGTGAGCCTGGTTTACGCCAGAAACCCCTATCAAGCGATCGAACTGGTTAGGGGATCGTCCGTCACCGTGAATCAGAACGGAGAAAACTGTACCTGTATCCACAATGTAGGTACGCTGAATTTTTGAGGTGGCGGTGTAATGAGCAAAGGAAAACGCAACCGGCAAAACCGCACCAGAGAGCCGGGTATCACAAACGCACAATACCGCACGATTCGCCGGGAAGTGGACAAGCAGATTTTAGCCGCTGACCGGGAATATTCCCTCAACTTTGCCGCCGGTGTGCTGTGGGCGCTCCACGTAGAGTTTGGCTTCGGCGCTGGACGGCTGCGGAGAATGTGGGACGCTTATCGTAAAATCCACGATGAACTGCGGGAATATTACGAACTGCGAGACGACACTGACACTTGTTTTGTGTGCCGGGAACGGTTAAAGAAAATCGGCGTAAATGTGGAGGATTGGAACAAGAATGAAAAGCGAAAAGGAAATCAGGGAGACATTCCGGGCGAGGCTGATTGAATTGAAGGGGGGCAGAACAAACAAAGAGCTTGCAGCCGAATGCAATATGTCTACCTGTACCGTGCGAGATTATGTAAGCGGGCGCAGGATGCCTGACGTTGAGAGTCTTGCAATCTTCGCGCAACATTTTGGAGTATCAACTGATTGGTTGATTGGGCTAACCGATGTCAGGAAGGAAAGCAACAGATCCAAATATAGTTGGAGGTAAAACGATGAGGTACAGATATTTTTTCAAGAGAGGGCCTATTGGCCCCGCTGACCTGCCAAAGAACCCGGTGCGAGTCTGCCGGTACGACAGGCCGGTCTACACGCACCAGTTTGAGCGGGACACATGGGGATTCGCAGAGTACGATCACCCCATTCAGCAGGTGGACGTGGAGAAACATCACCTGCTGGAGGATGTGGGGAACCGGTTGCGGTTTGTTCCCAAGGAGGCGAGTAAGGTATGACTGACTACATCAGCCGCCGCTCCGTGATGGAGCTGGTGCAATTTATGCCGGCCAAAGGCGGCCCGATCGGCATGGTGCCGACAAAAGCTGTTTTGCGGATTCCAGCAGCCGACGTGCGGCCGGTGGTGCATGGACGCTGGGAGGATCGAGGCAGTTTGTCTGCCAGATGCTCGGAGTGCGGATGCAAGAGCTTGCGAGCATCGCACTACTGTCCCGCCTGTGGGGCGGATATGCGGAAGGAAGCCAACAAATGACCTGGAAGCGTGCAGATGACCGAAGAGCCTATCACCGGAAATACATGAGAGAGCGCCGGGAATGGCTCAAATCGCACCACATGTGTACAGAGTGCAAACGTCAAGACGCTTTTACGCTTGCTGGAAAGGCTTATTGTGCAGAGTGTACGCAACGTGATAGGCAACGGAAAGGCCGTCCTCCTATCGACTGGGCAGAGGAAAAGGCAAAGGCTCTCAAGACCTGCGGATGCACAAGGGAAGAGAGAATACAGCGTGGAGACCGTGGTCAGTGCTACGTTTGCGGAAAGCCCGTCAAGGAGGGCGTGAGCAACTGGACGGGCAAACCGTTCCGGGTGTGTGAGCGTCACTACGCCGCCGCCGTGAAGGGATTGAAAAAGGCAACTGAGAACTACAAAAAGGCCCACAACGGGCTACATTGGGGGCAAGTATGTTGGAACCTGCGACACAACCGACACAACAAATCAAGAGCCGGGAACGAGTGAGAGACTTTGGAGAGGTTTTCACTCGGGCGAAAACGGTTGTGGAAATGTGTGACCTGATCCCGGCAGAGATGTATGAGCCGGGGCGGACCTGGCTGGAGCCTGCTGTGGGCGAGGGCGCTTTTTTGCTGGAAGTGCTTCGCCGGAAGTTTGCCCGGTGCCGCCGCCGTGCGGACTACTCTACAGCCCTGCGCTCCGTTTACGGCATTGACCTGCAGGCGGATAACGTGGAGACCACAATCGCCAACTTGACTGAGTTGGCAAAAGAGCATTACAAGCCGTCCAAGGATGATTTGGAGACGCTGAGAGGTCACATCATCCAGGGGGACGGGATCAAAATCATGAAGTTACTGGAGGAACACAGAGGAGAACACAAGTGACAGAACGTGATAAGTACATCTGCGCCATCTGGAGCAGACTCACGCTGCGGGACCAGTTGGAACAGTTGGCCGAGGAGGCAGCAGAACTATCTCAGGCGGCGCTGAAGCTGATTCGGGCCAGAGAGCTGTCTGGAAACAAAACCCCTGTTTCTGCTGAGGATGCACAGGCGGCGCTGGAGGAAGAAGTCATTGACGTGCTGATTGCATTTGATACGGTTTTCAACTGCGACTTTGACGCCTTGATGGATGCCATGCGCAACTCTCCCAAATGGCAGCGCTGGGCGGAACGACTGGGCTACAAAGAGGAGGACTGAGCTATGACCTACACCTACTATTTCCGCCGGCGCCCGGACCTGACCCAGCCCATGCCGGAGGGCTGCAACTGTCTGCGGATCCATCGGGAGCCAGAGTATGAGCCCCGCCTCCAGTGCCGAGTGTACGGCTACGCACAGTTTGACCGGCGGCTGTACGCAGAGGAGAAAATCCACAGGGGCCTGGTGGATGACCCCAGGAATAGACTTGCGGGGGTGATGAGAGGGTGAGCGATATGATTGCCCCAACGGCCCTGCGCTCCGCCCTGGCTGACATGGCCGACAAGCTGCGCACGAAGAAGCACACCGCCCTCCGGCAGGGTATGTGCTACGGCTGCGGCCATGAGCACAACTGCGGGGTCAGCGGCTGCGCTGTGCTGCGGGAGGCAATGGAGACGCTGAGTCTCTATGAGGAGTTTGGCACGCCGGAGGAAATCCGGCAGAAAATGAACCAGCTGAAGGACATCATCTGGAATCTGAATCTGCGCATCGACGAGCTGCGGGAGCAGTTGGAGGATACAAAAAATGGAAATGACAAACGCTGAAATCGCTGCCAATTATCGGCAGTCAAAAGACCGGCGGATGCAGATCGGCATCCTGGCTGAGCTCAACGCCTGCAGTCGGGCGGAGATCGAGACGATTCTGCTGGAGCAGGGGATAACCATACCCCAAAAAACCAAAAGCGTCGGAGACTATGTTATCGCCCGTATCAAGCAACTGAAGGGGCAGGAACCCTCGGCGTGGATTGCCCAGAAAGTTGGGGTTAAGCCAGCAAAAATGAGGCGATGGCTCAGTGGGGAGAATGCCCCGTCCCTTGACGGGCTGGTAGCTGTTGCAGTGGCATTTAACGTCTCAACGGACTGGCTGCTGGGATTGGAGGGGAAAGAGTGAGTAGAAATCCCTATGACGGCTACGTCCTCAACGTAGTCCGGATGTACCCGCGTCTCTGCGACAAGCTGGCGGAAAAGCGCACTGCTGCCATGTCAATCACTGCGTCCGGTGGCGGCGGTGCATCCTCAACGCCGGGGAAGCCCACGGAACGGGCGGCGCTGGTTACGCTGAGCGAAAAGGAGCAGCGCTGGCTGGACGCTGTCGAGGGCGCTATCAAGGAGACCAGGCAGCTGCCAGATGGCGAGGACCGGCTGAAGATCATCGACCTGTTGTTCTGGTGTCGGACCCGCACCATGTACGGTGTGGCACTGGAGATGCACATGAGCTACATGACAGTAAGACGTCGGAGAAAAGCATTCCTCCACTTGGTAGAGAAAAATCTTAATCTGTAAAAGATGAACTTAAAACATTTTTTTCCGGTGGTAATATAGTACCATCGAGAGTCGAGCGAGAGCTCCTCCTGAGTAATATATGCCCCGGGCGTAAAAGGGGCAGCGGGTTTTTTTGCGGATATTTTTTCCCCGTCGCCAGTGCAATTCTGGTTGCCCAAGACTCCTTTCTTTTGCGGGAGCGCTCCAGTCGGGGCGCTCTTGCGCTATATTTGCGGCGTGCCGGACGAAATAGCCGGCGGGGACAGGGCGGGTTTTATGAAAACACAGAATCCTTTTTACAACTCCAAGCGCTGGCGACACCTGCGGGGAGTCATCCTCCGACGGGACGGATATATGGATCAGCTGGAGCTGCGGAACGGGAACCGGGTGGAGGCGGAAACCGTCCACCACATTTTCCCCATCGATAAATATCCGCAATACAGGTGGGCACCGTGGAATCTGATTGCAGTCTCCCGGAACACCCACGAGCTGCTCCATAACCGCGTCACCGGTGAGTTGTCTGCGCTGGGGCTCAGGCTCCTAGAGGAGACGGCCCGGAAGCAGGGAATCCAAACCAGCACGCTCACTCTGGTGGTTGGGCTGCCTGGCAGTGGGAAAACCACATGGGTACAGCGCAACCTGGGCGGCGGGCTGGCCTATGATCTGGATCATCTGGCTGCTGCATTCCGTCTGTCCGCTCCGCACAAAGAGCGTCACGAGGCTGCCAGACGCATGGCCAACGGCATGGCGAAAGCCTTCGCGCAGAACGCCCGGCGCTACTGTGGCATCGTGTACATCATTCGCGCAGCGCCCAGCGTGGAGGAAGTGGAAGAGTATGAACCGGATCGGATCGTGATCTGCGGTGACAGCTACGACATCACAGCCCGGAAGGACTACGTCAGGGTGGACACCGATGCGCTTTGTCGCCGCCTGGAGGACATAAAAGCATGGGCGTCCGCGAATAAAATACAAACCGTGTGCGTGACTGGTGGACACACCGTTGAATAGTTGCGAGAATTATCTGAAACGCACGGAAAGTTAAACAAATACACCCCCCTGGGTAGCGCGAATGTCCGCCCCATGGGGACACCGATGGGAGGGGGCAAGGCTTTCCAACTCTGAGGGGAATCTGGCAAAAGGGGGTTCGGGCCATGGAACTGAAAATCGAATATCTGCCAGTCGGAGATTTGGTCCCATACGATAACAACGCACGCAAGCACGGGACAGACGATGTCGATGCGATTGCTGCCAGCATCCGCGAGTTTGGGTTCTCCGACCCTATCGGAGTATGGAAGGGCAATGTGATCGTCGAGGGGCACGGGAGACTGCTTGCGGCGAAACAGTTGGGAATGGAAAGGGTGCCGGTTATCCGGCTTGACCACTTGACCGACGAGCAGCGCAGAGCCTATGCCCTAGCCCACAACAAGACGGCGGAGCTGTCGGAGTGGAATGCAAATCTGCTTGACTACGAACTGGCGGACATCTCTGAGATTGATATGGCAGAGTTTGGATTTGATATTCAAGCCATAGGGGGAGACAGGACAGAGGATAAGAACGAGCCCAATAAATCTCTGGCTGAGCGCTTCATCATTCCTCCCTTCTCTGTTTTTGACACCAAGCAGGGGTATTGGAAGGACAGGGTAAAGACCTGGGAGAAAGGTCTCGGGTTGGACGGAACGAAGGGAAGAAGCGAGAACCTAATTGGAGCGCCGGACAAAAGCGACTATGTGACCAACGGCTACAACGGGATGGCGCCGCAGACCAGCGAGTTCGACCCTGTTTTGGCTGAGGTCTGCTATAAGTTCTTCTGCCCGGCTGGTGGACAGATTATAGACCCGTTTGCCGGTGGCAGCATCCGCGGAGCAGTGGCGGAGCTTCTGGGCTTTCACTACACCGGCTTCGACATTCGCAAGGAGCAGATCGCTGAGGACATCCGGCAGTGCGAAACTGTTGGCGTTTCGCCCTGCTATATTTGCGCGGACAGTATGACTGCTGATAAATACGTCGAGGACGATAGTGCAGACCTGGTTTTCACATGCCCTCCGTATTTTGATTTAGAGGTTTACAGCGAGAGCCCCGGCGACATATCTAACATGTCCTGGGATGAGTTCAAAGCAGCATACAGCGGCATTATCTCTTGTTTTTGCCGCAAGCTAAGACGAAACAGATTTTTTGTTGTCGTTATCGGAGACGTTCGGGACAATCGTGGTTTCTACCGCGGGCTTGTAGACTACACAAGAGAGTGCCTGACTAATTCAGGGCTGCACCTATACAACGACATTGTGCTGCTGGAGCAACCTGGCACGGCTGCGATCAGGGCAGCTCGGACATTTAATGGGGGGCGCAAGGTTGTAAAGACACATCAAAACGTGATTGTCTGCTACAAGGGGGACCCCAAAGCAATAAAAAAAGAGTTTGGAGAAGTCGTGACAGAGGGGGACCTTAAAATGGAAGATGGTGATGGCAATTGAAGCGGGAAACATGGAAGAAAAAAATCATAAAGGCCTGCACAGATGCCGGAACCTACCGACCGTTCTTCAATGCGGTCATCGACACTCTTGCGGGGATACTGGAGAAACGGGACAATGCACAGGAGATGTTTGAGAAGTCGGGCGGGAATGTGCTGGTCAAGCATACAAACAAGAGCGGGGCGACCAACATCGAGCAGAACCCGGTGCTACGCCTGATAAACGACCTCAATAGGGATGCACTGGCGTATTGGCGTGATCTTGGCCTCACACCGGCGGGACTGAAGAAGCTGAACGAGACTGCGATGAAGGAGCAAGAGAAGGGTTCCGCTCTGGAGGAGGCGCTAAAGGGCTTTGGCTCGTAAGAACTGGCCTGTGGTGCTGGCCTACGCCGAGAGCATCCGGGGCGGACGGAGGATTGCCTGCCCGGAGCTGAAGCAGGCCGTTGACAGATTCTTTGCCGATCTCGACAACCCCGCCTATGAGATGGACTACACCGCCCCGGAGTTCTGCATTCAGATCATCGAAAAAACCTTCTGCCACCAGCAGGGCGAGCGCATCGACGGCACCCCACTGCGGGGAACGCCGTTCCTGCTGATGGACTTTCACAAGTTCATCATCTACAACCTGCTGGGGTTCAAGCTCAAAGGCACTGACATCTGCCGGTTTCACGAGGCGCTGATCTTCATCCCCCGAAAGAACGTGAAAACCAGTTTTGCCGCCGCACTGGCCTGGGCGCTGTCCCTCTGGTACCGAAAATCCGGCTCCAAGTGCTATATCGCATCCGCCGCCCTGATGCAGTCCCTGGAGAGTTTCAACTTCATCGACTACAACATCCGCCGGATGGGCGAGTGGGACAAAGAGGGCGGGCACTGCCACATTATCAACAACAACAACGAGCACAGCATTGAGGGCAAGCTGTCCGACGGCTCTTTCTTTATCCGGGCGCTGGCGGCGTCCCCGGATCGGCAGGATTCCCTCAATGCCAACATCTGCATCTGCGACGAGATCCACGCTTTCAAACAGCCAAAGCAATACAACCTGTTCAAAGAATGCCAGAAGGCCTACACCAACAAGCTGCTCATCGGCATCTCCACCGCCGGCGACAATGAGCAGGCGTTCCTGGGCCAGCGGCTGAAGTACTGCCGCCAGGTGCTCAACGGCACGGTGAAGGACGAGCAGTATTTTATCTTCATGTGCTGCGCCCATCCGGACGAAACAGACGACAAGTGGTTTCTCCGGCCAGAGGTGCATGAGATGGCAAATCCCGGATATGGCCAGAGCATCCGGCCGGAGGAGATTGCCAACGATGCCCGGCAGGCGATGAACGATCCTCAGCAGCGCAAGGATTTTTTTGCCAAGTCGCTGAACGTCTACACCACGGCCATGAAGGCCTACTTTGATATAGAGGATTTTCGGGCCAGCGACGGACAGTATACCTGGACGCTGGAGGAACTGGCGAAGCTGCCCATTGACTGGTACGGTGGCGCCGACCTGTCAAAAATCAAAGACCTGACCGCCGCCTGCCTCTACGGGAACTATGACGGGGTAGACATCATCATTCCCCACGCCTTTTTCCCGGTGACTCAGGCAGCGGCAAAGCAGGATCAGGACGGCATCCCCCTCTATGAGTGGCTGGACGAGGGCTGGCTGACCATGTGCAACGGCCCCACCATCATCATTCAGGACGTGGTGAACTGGTTTGTGGAAATGCGGAGCCGGGGATTCAAGATCAAGCAGGTGGGCCATGACCGCAAGTTCGCCGGGGAGGAATATTTCCCACTGATGAAACGGGCGCACTTTGCTATCATCGACCAGCCGCAGCTCTACTACCTCAAGAGCCAGGGATTCCGGCACATAGAAAAGGCAGCGGCAGATGGAAAACTGTACTACTGCCACTCCACAGCATACGAATACTGCATCCAGAACGTCAAGGCTCAGATGGGCACCGATGACGCCATCCAATACGAAAAAATATCGCCACAGCACCGGATAGACTTGTTCGACGCATCGGTTTTTGCCTGCATCCGCATGATCAAAAACCAGGAGAAGCGAAAGAAAGCCCGGGCGTGGTTTGGAGAGTGAGAACAATGGGACGAAAAAGGAAAAAGCAGAGTTTCCGACAGCGTGACAGCACCCCGGCCATGAGCCCCGTTGCCCTGTGGCTGAAGGATGCTGACCTGTGCTGCGCCGGCTACACAAGATTGAGTGATAACCCGGAGATTCAGACGGCGTGTCTGCGGGTGGCGGAGCTGATCGGAAGCATGACCATCTACCTGATGGAGAACACCGAGGACGGGGACACCCGGGTGCGCAACGAACTCAGCCGTCTGGTGGACATCAGCCCAAACGGCAACATGACCCGCAGCCACTGGATGACCGTCAACGTCATGAACGCCATGCTCTACGGAAACGGGAACGGAATCTGTGTGCCGCATACCCATGAGGGCATCCTCAAGAGTATGGAGCCCATCAGCCCGGGCCGGGTGAGTTTGATGCCCGTGGGCAACAGCTACCGGGACTACCGGGTGCTGATCGACGGACAAGCCAGGGACCCGGCAAATCTGATGCACTTTGTGTACAATCCGGACCCAACGTACCCGTGGAAGGGGCAGGGTGTGACAGTGACCCTCCGGGACATCGCCCAGAACCTTAAGCAGGCCCAAAAGACGGAAAACGCCTTTATGAGCTCCG